GTGCGATGCTTCTTCGTTGAGCCACGGAAAATGTTTAACAATCGTCTTAGGACCAGCTCCTTCAATGCCATTAACATTGTCTGAGTCATCCCCATCAAGTGCCCGAAAAAGAACAAAGTTGTTAGGATGAATTTGATAATCCGCAAGAACTTCTGCGGGACCATAGATACGCTTCTTGGTCGGGGAATAGACATTGACGTTACCAGTACATAGTTGCAAGAAATCCTTATCGGATGACATAATGAAAACTTTTCTCGACGCCTTGAAATAATCCATGGCGAGAAATGCTATAACGTCGTCCGCTTCAACGTGATCAATAGAGAGCATGTTGACGGGAAGAGATTGGAGATAGTGAGTAAGACGAATGTATTGCTTACGCATACTCTCTTCTTCTGTGGTCGCTTCGGACATCTCTTCATATGCCCGATTGAGACGAATGCGCCCCTTGCGGCGTTCTTTGTATTCTGGAAAAAGTTGGCGACGTTTGAATGACCCACCGATGCCGTCAAAAATTATGATGCAGCGAGTAGGAGCGAGGAGTTTGATGGCGTAACCAACCGACTTTAGGAATCCCACAATGCCGCCTGTGTGGTTTCCATTGTCATCCATCGCAGGATTTGCTGACCAACAACGAATGAAAGTATTCGTTCCATCCACAATCAATATATCGGAGTTTGTGCTCCTTCGCCAATTGTCGTGGACTTCTTTGACCGCCCCTCCCTTATTTTTCATGATAAGGGAGAGACGGGCACGTTGTTCAGGAGTAAGGTTCATATTTTTCAAAATCAGCGAAATCACCGGAAATAAACTTAAACGGTATCCTATAATAGGGAGACCCACTGTGATTTCCCATAAATTCTGGATAATCATTCACTATTTTTTTTATGTCACGAAAAAACGCATGTCCAACCTGACACTCTGGACCTTCGGGTAAGTTAGTGACGGCAATTAGTAACCCATCTGCGTTTCTAAAATCTCGTTCCCGAAAGATGAAGCTGTTGTATTTTCTAGTACCCCTTACATCACATGGAACGATTTTTCCTTGAAACTTTGGACTCAAATCTGGTTCTTTGTTTCCCTTGTATTGACCCATCACTTTTTTCCATTTACAGTGGGCCAACTTGCTACCAATAAGCTCAGCAATCGCACCCATCAATGAGTCTTCAAGTCTTTCTTCATAGGTTCTTGCATTGACAGGTGCATATCTACCATGAGAACATGACGCTGCTCGCATTCCGTTATTAGCATCATCAACCTGTTCCTCCGTCCTCAATATTGCTAATTCCCTACACTCTTGTAGTTCGTCTTTTGTAAGTGTATTTAGGTCGAATATCATATCTGTTTATGCCAAATAAGTTCTTTATACTCTTTATTGCTTGCATTATGAACTTTTCGTGGAACGACAAAATGTTTGAATGGTAGCCATCTCGCTGGTTCCTGCTCACAAACGATTACCTGACCATCCCTTTCCCGACACCATTTACCTAAAGAAGAATAATCAATTTTCCAGTGACGATACCGATGTCCAGCCTTCTCATATGGAGGGTCAACAAACCAAGTTGCTCTTCTATTTGGAATTTCCTCAAACGATTTATGTTCGACTTTCCAATGCCTAATATGCTTAAGCTGAGACGCTATCATTTCTTTTTTGCGCCGAGTCCAATTACCTCCACGAGACAAAGAAAGAGGATAGCGTGAATGTATTGTCTGACTTTCCGTAAGCCATAACCCCATTAAAATAAGAGCAGGTTCGGAACTCACTTCGCTTTCAGCGGGATGATCTTTATGAAAGCGTGGAGGTCCATCTTTTTCATTTGTCGGTAATGCCAACACTTCATCTTCCGAGACAGTTGTTAACCACTTCCACAATTTAACAATAGGTTCGGAAACCTCATACAGAGTGACTTGCTTATCAGGATACAGCAAAGCATATCCAGCCGAGCCAGCAAACGGTTCTATAATCTCATCATACTCTGGGACTGGATAATGCTTGGCAAGTCTATATTTAGACCCAAAATACGAAAAGAATGGATGTAAATGTGTTTTATTCATCGCTGACTGCATTTTTCGTGATGTCGTCGTTTTCGCCATCCTCAGTCTCAACATCCTCAATTATTTTAGAATTGGGATCACGATATTGCATAATGTATTCAGAACAAAGAGCTTGATAGACTTCTTCTTTCAACACTTCATCCGTGTTCACGAGTTCCACAAACTTTGGAGTATCAAACTCAATCTTTTCACCACTTGGGCGAATGAATTTGTATCCGCTCTTATCACCCGTAATAAGTCCATGAAGTTTCATGTAAGTAAGCCAACTTGAAAGGTCTTGAATACCACTATCATAGTGAATTTCAAACTGTGCAGTTCGGTATCCCGGCCCGCAACGATTCTTGATAACTTGGGACGTGCATTTCATTCCAATTACCTCATCCAATCCATGTCTCTTGACCTTGAGTTTCCCCAAGTTTGCAAGACGAATGCGAACTGAACAAGCAAATGGAAGTGCTTTTCCGCCAGGAACAATCCACTTGTCGCCAAATGGTCCGGCATTCATATTATAACGAACTTGGTTTGTATAAACAATGAGCACACGTTGATTTGATACAAGGTTGGTAATCTTTCTCATGGCCTTGCTCAAAATGATGGCCTTTCCAGTGTTGTATCCACTAACACCGTGTTCCGATTCCATTTCACTTTCGACTGAGGCTTGGGCAACAGAATCAATGAAAATGGTAAGCAGTCTTCCGTCGTCCTTTTTGCGGAAGACGCCGATGACGAGTTCCATCATCGTGAAGAGTTCTTCAAGTGTGGTGAATTTCTGGTAGTTTACGTTGCGAATGTTCACTCCGAGAGCGGTCCAAAACTTCTTATCAACACTTGATTCCGAGTCAAAGAATATGGCGAGACCTCCACGCTTCTGAGTTTCAGCAATGATTTGAGCACACATTAAACTCTTTCCGGTGCTTTCCAATCCACTCAGTTCCACCATTCTACCAACTGGAAACCCACCATGAGGTCGGTTTGAAATGGCCAAATCCAGAAGTGTAGAACCAGTGCTTACCCACTCCCTAACATCTACTGGGTTATCATCTTCGTCTAAGAAGAAGGAGACTTTCGTTCCGTCTTTTTGAGCCTTGTTGAGTTCTCTTTGGAGCAGTAATGCTAGGTCGTCACGCTCTACGTTGGCATCACTTTCAACGTGTTTGCTTTTTTTAGTTGGGGGCATAGAAATCCTTTAGGCAAGAGGAGAGTGACATAATCTGCCACTCTCCTCAAGTTATTTTATCTATCTCCGCAGAACGAATTACTTCGTCTGGAAGAACTTCTCGAACTCATTGGCAAGTTTCTCACCGGCTGGTGCGACACCTGCGGTTGACGTTGGAGGGGATGCGGCGGCGGGTGCTGCCGTCGCTGACTGAGCAGTAGGTGCTGCTTGAGGTGTGGATGCTGCTGCTGCTGCTGCTGCTGCTTCAGAACCATCCGATGGATACAACCACGCATTGATTGCCTTCTGCAATTCCTCATAGGTCTTGAGCGGGAAGATTTGGAGAATGTCAGTTTGATCCTTCAATTTCTCCATCAAGTCACGGCGAGTTGGGTCAACCACGGATGTCTTCTGTGGACAAGGAGTGATGGTCGTTTCGGGGAATGATTGTCCCTTGGCGTTCTTCTTCGTGCTTTCCTTATGGAATTCAACATCAATGTCATTTCCTTCGGTCCATGAGGTAATGTCCCCCCACTTTGCATTGGTCATCAACTTCAAGAGCTGCTTGTAAACGGTGACACCAAATCCCCAATAGCGAACCCCTTGGTCCTCTTCACCACGAACGATGACTGGTGCATACGTCCGTGCGGTTGGGTTCAACTTGGCGGCGATTTCCTTCTCTTCATTGCTGCCACTGGAACGGAGGGTTTCAATGACTTCAAGGATAGGATCTGGCTTGCCAAATGTGCAAGGTGCGAGGTAGTGGTTTCCGCCGAGGTTGTAATAGAACTTCAGTTCTATGAACGGAGAATCGGGGTTGAACTTGTAAGGAACAATTCTGAGTGTTTGAAGACCTTCTTTGGGTTTCCAGAGAAGTTTTGCGAATTCTGAAGCTTTCTGTCCGTCCTCAAATTCCTTGAGTCGGGCTGCGAGTTTTTGTACATTTACTGCCATAATTTTAATCAATTTAAGTGTTAACTATGAAAGTGCTAATCATCAATCTCAGATTGAATCTTAACGATCTCTCATTGATAAATAGCATTATAACAGAAGAAACGACACTTTACAACTTATTTTAATAGAAATCTTCGTAACTTTTTATAGTGAATGATGTTTTGACCTCTTAGATAAGTTATCTCGTGCCCACAGCGGTTGAAGATTTGTGTAATGACACGCTTTGAGAAATTCGTCTCTGTTTCCAAGAATGAACTACCCATCTCCTTTAGGGGATGGGTAGTTCATTTTACATTCTTGGAGTCAGAAAGCCCCTATCCCTTTAGGGTAGGGGAGCATTCACTGTGAATCTTAAGTGGGATGATTCTTATTGATACATCACCAGTAATTATGAGAGAGTTCTCATACAGCTTCCAATTGACTATGTAAGTCTTATCCGCTTGCCCGGTTTCTTCTTCAATCAGCCGATTCATGGCGTTCAAAGTGTAGAGCGTATTGGTTTGTTTTTTGCGATGAATGAGAATGGTATTTGGAAATTTTGGGGCATCCTTCCGCATGTTCAAAACGTTGTATGTCAAGTAGATTTCTTTAGGATTCTTGATGTTAGAAAAGGCAAATACTCTGCTGCTATATATTTCGTAAAACTTCTTTATTTCTTCAGCGTGTTGACGAAAATCCTTGTTATTAGAGAAAGTACACAGCAATTGGCGATTGTCAAAATCTTGCATAAAGTTGAAACAAATTTTTGATGGATCAAGGCTTTATGTAAGAGGTCAAAAACGTGACGGCTTCCTTAT